TTTATACCTTCTTCATAATATTTATTTGATATATTTTTAAAATTAGAATTAAAATTTTTTATTAATTTATAAATACCAATATCATTATTTTTTAATTTAAAATCAACTAACATTTTATGATAGATACTAATATTTTTTTCATTTTTAGTTAAGTATTTTTTTAATTTTATAAAAGTATATTTTATATAATTATAATCTTCTTGTTTGTATAATCTTCTTTTTAACATTACAGCATAACATGATTTTAATCTTTTTATAAAATTATAAAAATTATTAATATTAAATTCATTTAATGCTAAAACACACCCGTTATATATATCTGATGGTTTTTGTGATTTAAATTTATATTTTGGCATAATAATAAATTCTATTAAATAATTATTACCTTTAAAAGAATATATACAATCAATCCAACATATATTATTTAACAACGAATTATTAAAATTATATTTTATATTATCAAAATATAAATACCCATTTAAAACATCTTTAAAAGTCCATTTTAATTCTAGAATATCATCTAATAGTGTTTTTAAAAACTTTTCATTTATTTTATTTTTTATTGCAAGTTCAATTCTTTCAAAATTATATTTATTAATTAAATTTTTTTCATATAATTTTTTAAAATAAGATAAATCATAAATATCATTGATTTTAGGATTCCCGAAATTTAGTATTGACATTTTTATTTTATTATCATTATTTAGTTTACTCATAATTTTAGTAATTATTTCACTATTTATAGAATCATTTGTTAAAAAATGTATATCAATATCATTAATATATTTTTTATCAAATCTATAAAATGAACCATATTCTATAAATAAGCCATAATCATCTAGATTCATACTACGTTTAAAATATTTAATTTCATTTATAATTTCTTGTGTTTTTTCCATTATATTATATAATTATATAAAATTATTTAATATTTCTTGTAATATATTTATTTATTACATTACCAAATAATTCTTGTAAATTTTTATTATTCATATCCTTATTGTGTTTACATACAAAATTATTGTAGAAATAGTTTGTTGGGTCGATTTCTATTTCATTTATATATAATCTAACTTTTGATTTAAATCCCTCGATATCTATTGCATATTTATCTATAAATCTTTCATCTGTAGCATAAGATATATCTAATCTTAGTAATATAGGCTTATTGTCATATTTCCAGAATAATGGTAAAAATTCAGCATATGTTTTTTTCGCAAATCTTAATATTTCGATCAGTAAATGTTTATTTATTTCTTTCTTAATTGGGACTTTTGGCTTCTCATCTCCCTTAACATCATAATTTTTAATATAAATCATACGTGATCCCTTATTAGAAATAACAATCTCGTCATTCATATTTTTATCTATATCATTTGTACAAACATTATCAAACTGATCTTTCCAAGTAATATAAGTTGCTTTACCATTAATAAAGAATATTCTAAATTCATTAAATTCCGATGTTACTTTTGAATTAAACCCTTGAAGAATATAATATCTATCCATACCAATATCCATATCAATAGCATTTGATTTTATCCCCCAGAATTTTTTTAAATTTAATCTTCTTGCAATACTTGTAAAATCACCATAATCAGCAATTAAATCTCTTGTTATAACTTTAACTTGTTTACCTTCATATGAAAATCCTTTTTTAATAACAATTTTTTCAAAATCTTTAAGTAATTCTTTTGACATTTTAAATAATTTCCTTAAAATAACTTTTTCATCTTCATACCCATTATAATCTTTATATTGTAAAACTTCTGATTTTGGTAAAACAGTGTGTGGTAATTTATTTGTTAAAATATCATAATATTTTTTTGATGCGAAAAGTAAGGTATTATCTATTCCCGGATACATAAATATATTATGTTTTTTTTCAATATTTTCTAAATAATCTTTGATTTCTTTAATTTTCATATTATTTAAAATAGAGTCTGAAAACACGTCATGAAAGAAAAATATGGCTCTAACATTTTCATAACCAATCTCTTCAATATTAGATACTAAATTTTTGGGACCATTCAATATTTTATATTCATATTTTGAGTCATTATTTCTTAATATTTTTAACAAATGTTTTGATTTTTCAAATTCTTCTTTCAATCTTTTTTGATGATATTTTACATCAAACCAATATTCTTCTCCTATAATTATAATATATTTTTTACTTGACATATTATAATTATTTTAGATATTAATTTAAAGAATATTAATTTATATAAATTAATGGAACAGGATACATATGAAAATATTTATGAATATTTAGATGATTTAAAAAATAGAACACTTGCTTGTATTAAACATTGTTGGCAAAGTTTCATAGAATATTCTGAATATTGTTTTGATAATCAGATTATTTTGTAAATTTTAAAATTATTATTTATTACTAATAATTTTAAATATATTCAATAAGATGTAATTAACTTAGTTAGCGTAAGCGAGACCGCCCATACCTGAGGCAACGCGGAAGACGTTGTAGGAGTGAGCCATAACATGGAGTTCAGTACATGAACCATCATTTGGGGTTACGTCAAGGTTAATGTTATCAATTCTTGAAAAGTTAACGGTACCTGATGGTTGATGTTCTTCTGGTTTGAGGGCGAATGAGTAAGCGTTAATACCAACGTCTGGTTTACCGGTGTGATGTTGGTATGGTTGGACGTAGTTAAAGTAGTTGGCTGATCTTTGGGCAAATCTGTCTTGACCGTTAAGTTTGAGTTTACCGTTGGAAAGAGCGTTAAGAGCGGTACCGGCGGCGCGGAAATCGGTGAAAACATCGCCAGTTGGTGTTCCATCACGGCAGACCCAGACAAGTTCTTTTGTTGGGTGGTTAAAGGTGAGACGGACACTGTTGATACTTGAACCAGAGAGAGTGGCTTCTTGAGTTTGGACGGTTTCAATGAGGTACTCGTGTGGGTTACCGGCAAATTCTTTACGTTCTTCGGCGTCGAGGAAGATGTAGTCAACCCAGAGTGAAGTGTTGGAAAGGGAACCTGATTGTGAAGTAGTACCGTCACTCATGCAACGAGCAAGAGTATCGAATTCAATGTGGATTTCGACTTCATGGTATTGGAGAGCGATGAGTGGGAGGGCAAGACCTGGGTTTCTGCAGAATGAGAAGAGGAGTGGGACGTTAAGGGTAGTGGCTGCAACAGTGGCGTCAGCAACAACAGCACCATCAGTACCTTTTTCACCAACGAGTTTATCGAGGAGAGCTTTTTGGTCAGTATTATGTGAAAGTTCAGTCCAGACATGCATCCAGGTAGAGTATTGACGGTCAATCATTTGACCACCAACTCTGAGTTCAACTTGTTTGAGGAGACGGAAACCAACACGACCAACCCAGTTATCAGATTCACTGATAGCAACCGCTGGGAGAGTAGTTTCAACGTAGCAAGAACTCATTAAATCACCGTTACGGGAAACTTTGCAGACAACTTTGTTGTTGAAGTTAGCAGTACCGTTGAGGGTTTGTTCCATGGATTCCATGGCAAAATTGGTGTGACGTTTGTAGACAACTTTGAAGAAGGTGACTTCTGGGTCAGTTGTGAGGTAGGCGTCTTGAGCACCATAAGCGACGAGTTGCATTAATGCACCGGCCATATCTTATATATATTAAGATAGAAAATTTTTTATAATATTTTTTTAAAAAACTAAATATTATATTTATAAAATGTTAATTTTATAAAAAAAAATTCTATATATTTTTTAAAATAAGATTTTTTATAATATTTTTAAATATTTTTAAATATTTTTTAAATATTTTTATATATCATAAATTTAAACCTTTTAAAGAAAATACTTTATTTAAAGTATATGTCAAACTTTCGAATTAAGAAAGTTAACAATAGAGAAGAAAACATAAAAGGTTCTAATACTCTTGAAAAAAAACATATGGATAATGTTAAAAAAATAAATGAAAATAGGGATAATTTAGATAATACAATTGATTTATTAAATAATCTAAATTTAGAATTAAATATTTTAGATGAAAAAAGAGAAAATAACGAAATAGTAAATTTAGAATATAGAGCTAGTTTACTAAATAAAAAAGATAAATATGAAAATGAAATTGAAAATATTAAAAAAAATAATAAAGAAATAAATTATTATGATTTAACTGGCGATTTACTTAATAAATATTATAATCTAAGAGAAGAAGATAGTACAGGTAAATCATCAATTAATATTATGAATATTTTAAATTCAAAAAATAAAAAAGAAAAAGTTAACGAAATTGACACTAAATCTAGATTATTTGAAAATTATTGCCAAAGAGTTGACGGAATAAGAGTTAATAAAGATGATGGTTCGGATAGAATAAAATATTGCGAATATTGTTTTATTGAAAAAACATTAGAACCAGAATCATCGTCATATGTATGCACTAGTTGTGGCTTAATGGAATATGTTTTATTAGATGAAGATCGAATGATTAAAGAATATTCACCATATGAAAGAAAGAATCATTTTAAAGATTGGTTAAAACAAATTCAAGCAAAGGAATCTGTTGAAATATCAGAAGAAATATTTAATAAAATTGTTTTAGAATTACGAAAGAATAAATATTATTCAAATAAAAAGAATGTTAATAGAAGTGTTATTCAAAAAATATTAAAAAAATTAGGTCATAGTAAACTTTATAAACATACGCCATTTATTATTAATAAGATTACAGGTAATCCTGCTCCAACAATTAGTAGAGAGATTGAGGATAAATTTATTAAAATGTTTGAAATGATTCAAGAACCATGGGAAATGTTTAAACCCAAAGGTCGCAAAAACTTTATATCTTATCCTTATATTTTATATAAGTTTTGTGAGTTACTTGAATTAGAGTATTTATTAGATTATTTTCCAATGTTAGACTTTCCAAATCTTGCCATACCTGATAAGGTATGGAAACAAATATGTGGTCATTTAAAATGGGAATTTTACCCAACCGAATAATTATATATTTTATATTAAATATACTTTCATTATGTAAATTAAAACATAGTATGGTGGCATATTATTGTGCGGGAGATTCCCGCCAGTAAATTCGGTCGTGCTCTCTGCTGCACTGGAAGCACCCACTCGATGGGTGTAATCGTCTGATATTACATTTGTAATAACTGCATTGAATTCATGATCATGCGATGGCATTTCATCTATAATCATTTTGTGTTCTTCCCACCCACCCGTATTATTTAATTCAAAGTTAGTTGAATAATCTGCACTAGTTTCATGTTTAGTTAAAACATTACCTTGTTCATGGGATTGTCCGCCACCTAATACAAATCTACCTCTTAAATCAGGCGTAAT